CACAGCGCCATGGCTGATGTGAAGGCGTGCATGGCCGTCTATTTCGCCATCAAGGACATGACGCCATGAAAATCACCGCCATCCAAGCCAAGAATTTCATCGGCGCCCGTGATGTTGACGTGAAGCTCTCGCTCCCGGTCATGCTGTTTTGCGGCCCCAACGGGTCAGGCAAGTCCAGCCTCGCCGAAGCATTGCGCATGGCCATGACCGGAGAGCCTTCGCGAGTCAGCCTGAAGAAGAACTACAAGCAGTTGGTGTCCGATGGCGCCGACGTGGGCTATGCCGTCGTCGAACATGACGGGGGGCAATCCGCGATCGCCCTGCCAAACGGCGCCCACGAGCACACGGGCAGCCGCCCTTCCGAACTGCTGCCGTTCGTGCTCGACGCGCAGCGGTTCGCCCACCTGGGCGCCAACGAGCGCCGGCAATTTCTGTTCCTGCTGACCGGCGTCTCGATCACCGTCCAGGAAGTGAAAAGGCGCATGATCGATCGCGGTTGCGATGCCGACAAGGTCGAGATCATCACCACGCATCTGAGCGCCGGCAGCGACGCCGCGCACAAGGAGTCGCAGGCAAAAGCGCGGGATGCCAAAGCATCATGGCGAGCAGTCACCGGAGAGACGTACGGCAGCATCAAAGCCGCGTCATGGGTGGCGCCAAAGCCCATGGTCAGGCCAGAGAAGATGACGGCCCTCCGCGCCGACGCAGCCCAACTGGCGCAGCAGATCGAGGAAGGATTGCGCTACGTCGGCGACATGCAAGGCCGGGCAACCGCTCAGGCAGCCCAAAGCGCCAGGCTGGCCGGACTGCGCGAGCGCGCCAGAAGGTTCGCCAGAATCGAGGCCAAGCTTCGCAAGGACGAGGCAAGCATGACGGAGTGGAAAGCCAAGGTCGATCACGAAGAGAGAAAGACCAAGGCGTTGCCGACCGAGCCCACATACTCCTGCCCGGTATGCTCTGTCCTGCTGCGCCACGACCACGCCAACGGTGCGCTGGTGGAGTTCACTCCGCCGCCAGTCGTCGAGTCTCACGCAGAGCCTGGGAAGCTCGCCGAGTACCGGAGAGCGCTGGGCCTGTTGGAAAATTCGGTCGCGAACGACAAGCGCGACCTGGCCGACGCCGACGCCGCGGCGAAAGCGCTGGCAGAGATCGACGACGAGAAATCAGAACCGGCGCCGGCGCCCGAAGAGATCGCCGCATCCCGTGAAAAGGTCGAAGATGCGAAGAAAGCGCTCGCAGCTCTGCAGGAGGCCATCAAGGCGCTTGATAATGATGAGCGAACCGCGCTGGCCGCAGACAAACGCACGGCAGCCGCACGCGGCCACCACTCCGATGTGCAGCAGTGGGAAACGATCGCCGCCGCACTGGCGCCGGACGGTATCCCAAGTCAGATGCTCGGCGAGGCGCTAGGGCCGGTAAATGGACGGCTGGTCGACTCGGCATTCGAAACAGGATGGCCGAATGCCCATATTACGGCGGACATGGAAATCTGCGCTGACGGACGGCCGTATGCCCTGCTCTCAGAGTCCGAGCGGTGGCGCGTCGACGCAATGATCGCCGAGACGATCGCGCACCTGTCCGGAGAAAAGGTCCTTGTGCTTGACCGCGTCGATGTGCTCGACCTTCACGGCCGCGAAGACCTGCTGTTCTGGCTCGACGACCTGGCCAGCAGTGGCGAGATCGACACGTGCCTACTGTTCGCCACCCTCAAGGCAATTCCGGCGAAGTTGCCGGAACGCGCTGAAGCTGTCTGGATCGAAAACGGAATCGCAAAAAGACTGAAGACGAGTTTGCGAATTTTTCAATTGCAGAAATGATTCCGGACCTCGACATTACGGCCGACGAAACGGAAAAAACCGCAACCCGCGAAATTCCCGCCGAAATTCCTGCCGGTTTTCCCGTAGGAATGTGTCACGTAGTAGTGCCTGATAGCGGAGATTCGGATGGGCTCCATTTTGCGTCGCTGCAAGAAGCCATCGAATACGCCATCGGCAATAATGCTGCAGCGACGATCTACCACCTTGTAGAAGCCGGGAGGGTTGAGTCGCGGCTGGTTTTCGTTCCTGCAGAGTAAGGCCAGAACCAATGCCAAACGAACCTCGTTTCCTTTCTGCTCTTGAAGAAAAGATGCTGCGCGACCTGTACCCATGTTACAGCACTGCGTCGGTCGCGCAACAGATGGGACTCACGGCGCAGCAGGTGGCGAACTACGCCAAATACAGGAAGCTGAACAAGTCTGCCGAGTACGTTGAGGCAGAAAAGGCGCGGACGATGGCCAGGCTCGCGGCCGCAAAGCAGGATGCAGAGCGCAGAAGGCTGGTGCTGTCTGACGCCAAAAAGGCTGCGCTTATCAGGCTGCAGGCGAAGCCTCACGGAACTGCCAAGCGAACCGCACACGGCACGGCTTACACCAGCGGCAACATCACGACGCACGTAATGCGATGATCGCCTCTCCAATCCAGTCCGAAACCCTCGCGCCCGACGAGTTTGCCGACATTACCGGCAGCCGGACCGCACGCGGGCAGATGGAATGGATTGATGCAAACGGCTGGCCGCATCACAAGAGCCGCGCAGTAGCGCCGATTGTCGGGCGCTGGTACGCACGGCTTAGACTGGCAGGGATAACGCCACAGGCGGCTACTGCGGAAGGTTGGGCGCCTGATTTTACGTTAATCAAATAGGACAAGACATGACCGACTACGACCAAAACAATGGATGGAAAAAAGAGCCCGCTATCGAGGGTACGTATGGCGGCTGCCTGAATTGTGGTCCGCGACCTAGCCTCTTTCCGGCAAACGGCTTGATTGCAGTGGGCTTCGGTTACGCAGCACTAGAGCGTGATGGCGAACCAATTTACACCGAGCCGAACGATCCAGATGACGACGCCGACTTTATGACCGGAGCGCAGGCAGAACGGATTGCTGCAGCCGATACTGACCACGACTGGCGGATCGTTCTTCACGGTCCGCTGTCCGGCAGGACGTATCAAAGGCACGGGCCTAGAGAGTGGGCGCTTATAGCGCAGGACAATGGGTTCGCCTGATTTTACGAGGATACGGGGATGATCAAGATCGAGAAATACCAGCCGTCGAGCGGCACAGAAGGCCAATCGTTCTACGATGACTGGTGCTGCCGGTGCTCACGCGACAAGGCCATGCGCGAAGGCGCCGACTTCGACGAATGCAACGACAACGAGCTTTGCCCGATCATCGCCGACACTATGCGGCTGACGGTCGACGATCCAGACTACCCGGAAGAGTGGTGCTACGACAACGGGACCCCGGTATGCACGGCGTTTGTCGAGCATCCACGGTCAGCGCCAGAGCCGCGATGCACCAAGACGATTGATATGATCACAGGAGAGGCAAGAAAGACGTACCGGGCGATCCTTGCAGACGCAGGAATTGATAGCGACGGATCGTTCAAGATTGGTGGGAAATACTACCACCAGCACGGAGTCATGGAGGATGACTATGACAAAGGCAATCAGCTCGGACTGCCAGAAGGAACGATCTACGTCTTCTCTCTGGTGACTTACGGACACGGTGAAACTATCAAGTGGGCAGACCTTGAGGCACAAAAGGTTGCGCTAGAGGATTGGGCAAAAGCTGTGTGCGAAAAGCACAATTGCAGCGCCGAGGTACTGGTCAGCGCGAATTACTGGTAGCGGCGTATTGCTAATAGTTGTTTTATCACGGAGGATTGTATGGATCGCACACTGAGCGACGAACTGGTAACAGCGAAAAAGAGCTACCTTTGCGATGCTAGTCAGCAGTGGCTGCGATCCGGGTATGTGATTGCAGATTGCGACACTGACGTTCAGCGGAACGCCGTTATGAATGCCGAGGCTGACAACTGGCGCATTCTTCCAGGACAGAAGTATCGGAAATGCAAGGGCGTTAACGACGGTCGGTTCTGCACTTACCGCGCAAGGATCGACATGGACGCGCTAACCCACAGCTTTAATATGTGGGACGAGTAGTTCTTTTGATGAAACGCTTTTATGACGAGAGGATTGAAATGAGTTTTGACGAACAACCAGACGGCGACCCGCACGGAGAGTGCGCAGCAGAGATTCGCGATCTACGGCGCTTGCTTGCGATTGAGCACGACGGGCCAAAACATCGAATCTATGGCGATGACGGAGAACTGCAATGCTCGGCATGCCGGATTGATTTCGTGCGCGACTCTGCACAGGACATCCGGCGGAAGCTCGAAGAGGCTGGTATGCGCGAACTGCAACTGGCCATAGCATCAGGGGAGTGGCCACCAAAACAGGCTACCGGCAGCCATTCCGGACAGCCAACACAGGATCGTCGATCCGGGCCTACTGATCGCAGATGACGAAAAATGACCACCTCAAAACATCCAAAATACATCGCCCGCCCGACGCAGTTTACCGTGCTTCCGAAAGGCGACAAAACCTACAGCGAGCGCGCAACTAAGATAACGATCATCGACGAAGCGGCAGGGGAGTTCGTTGAGGTTAGCCAAAGCGGGCGCGACGGTGGCGGAAAGATCGCAATCGACCCGGAAGAATGGCCAGCAATCCGGGGCGCGATCGATCGGCTAATAGACGATTGCCGACCTACCCCGCCATTATCTTCGCCAGCCGGGTAGCACGCCCAACGACCTGCTTCGACCACTCCGAGTCGATCATTTCGTCCGCCGCGGCCTGGTACTGACCATCCTTCACAGCCGCCAGCATGCGCTTGAAAGTAAGCAGCTTCGGAACCCCCATGTTGAACGCCATGTTCACCAGCACGCGCTGGCGATCTTCGGACAGCGTTCGCCACCATGGAAGCGCCCGGTCAAGACCCGCGGTGGCGCGATCGACATCGGCCAGCCACATGGCTTGTACTTCGGCTGACGAGACGCCAACGCTGGACAGGTTGCGACCGATGCCTATCGTGATATTCCCGGCCGTGTCTCGGTATGGAAAAAGCCGAACTCCCTCGTCTCGGACAAGCTCCGAACGAAGCACCACGAGGTCCATGGTCAGCCCTCAGTCTCGGCCATCTGGATCGGCATTCCGTGAGCGTCGGATGCCCGCCTGCCATAGATGACGCCATGATCTCGACCAATCTCCCTGTGGCGCCGCCAGTCCTCGATCATCAGCAGAGCGATTCCGATCCGCACCGCGACTGCAGACCATAAAGGCGCGTCTCCGGAAAGCAAGTCTAGGATCTGCCAAATGCTTCCGACTGCCAGCACCAGAAATGCTATACGAACACCATCCCCTGCGCGGGCAGACATCAGGTTTAACCTCCGCTCGGCGAGGATGGCGATAACCATCGAGGCCAGCAGGCAGGCTGTGCGGGCGGCGAAGCCTTCCATTATTTTGTCTGCTCCAGTGAGAACTTGTTGGCCACTCTCAGAATCGCCGGACCGATCACGCGATAGGACAGAAAGCCGATTGACGCCGCAGCGGCTGGCATCATCGCATCTTCGGTGATGCCTTCCGGGAGAAGGCTCTTGACGTGTCCTATGGCCATAGCGGCGGGCGTCACGTACCCTGCCAGGAGCGCCGCAGACACGACGCCAGTAAGCCTTCTCCACGCCGGTCGCGGCTCACCATAGGACAGTTCCATCAGCGCTCCGGCTAGGCCCGCAATCAGCAGTACCGGATCGAGACCTGTATTGACGCCGAACAGCGCGAGACCTGCAGAGGCAACGGCGGCGGCGGCAGAGTCGCCGGACGGATTGGAGAGTATTGGCACGCGCTACCCTTTCTGCACAACATTCCAGTTGGTCCCGTCCGACTTGAGAACCGCCCATGCGCCAGCGGTCGCCGGCAGAATCGCCGTGCCGGCCGCGCCGCCGGTGATCGGCACGACGTTCGATGCATTCGATATGGTCAGTTGTGCTTGCCTTGTCCCAAATCGCAGTTCTCGTGCCGTCCATGCGCTTGCGGTCGGCAGAGCGATAACGGTCGTTCCGGCGTAGTTTGCAGACATGAATTCGTCGTGCGGCTGGACTGTGTAAGTGCCGGCCGTGGTAAGTGACGCTGCAGGTGTGTTGCGACGGTCAAGGGTCACGTTGGTGCTACCCGGCAAATAGTATTTTGTCGTGACGTTCTTGATTGCGGTGCTTGTTTCGAGCACGTTGTCGCAGTTGTTCATGCGTATCGCGTAGGTCGATCCGTCGACGACGTTACCGGCCATCGACACCGTGTTAATGGACCCGACGTCGACGCCTTGCAGGTAGATTCCCTGCCCGGCACCGGTGGCTTTGATGTTGTTTCCATTGATCGTTAGCCCGCTGACCACGTATCCGGTGAACGTCCGCACGTAGATACCATAATTGCTCGCTGATGCAAGGCAGTCATAGATGTTGGCCGATATGTTGCACCGGTACAAATTCATTACGTTGCCATAGACCGAGATCCCGGAGAGGAATCCATACGCCTCGTTGCCCTGGATGACTACCCCTCCGACATCCCCTGCGGATACGTAGCCCTGTACGACAACGCCGATATTGCCGGGGAAGTCCGTCTGGTTTGTTGGTGACGCGAACATCTTGTTGCCGATGATGGTTGTCTCTCGCTGTACTGGCTGCGTGGTTTCTATCTGGTGGAATATTCCGTGTCCGGTCACGTTGTAGCAATAATTTCCTACGGCGATAAACTGTGGCGCCTGACAGCGAATCGCCACCATGCCGGTAGGCGTGGCGCTCGTCAGACCGTTCTTCATCTGCACGATGTTGTGCGAGAAATCGACCACTCCGCCGGCGCCTGGGTGCGTGTTGAACGACGCCCCTCCCATCTGGTACGTCCGGCACCCGCGCGCGATGATGTTCATCGAAATTCCGCCGTTTGACGTGTCGCCGGAAACGTCGATGAAATGGCACAAGTCATACCCGACGCAATCGGTGTGCGCCATGTTCGAGCTGCCGTAAACGTGCGCAATGCCGATGTTCCCGCCGGTATAGCTGTCCTTGATGCACCGAACCCTGGTGAACGCCCCGTCCAGGCATTTGTAGGTCTGGATGCCGACATAATCGGTCTTCAGCGTCGTGATGTCCTCAACTACAAAGTTTCGGCAATACTGGAACAGGATCGCCGCCTGCGACCTGGTGCCAGCGTAGTTACCAAGGAAGGTGGCATTGCCACGAATCCTGATGTTTTCACAGAACGACATCTTCTTGACCTTGGCCGTATCCGACGTGTTGTAGGTCAGGTACAGGTTCTCGGCAAACGTCAGCGTGTTGCCGGCAATGCCGATGATCTGCTTGAACTCGCCTATTTTTGTATTGGTGTCCGTCTCGAACAGCGCGCTTGATTGAATGACGATCCAGTCATCGACCGCGAACCCGGACGCGTCTGCAACTACGGCCGTATTCTGGTCGGCAAGGGCGTTGGCAGTCAGCAGTACAGCAGAACCGATCGACCCATGAAACGAGAGCCCGAATGCGGTATTCGACCATGGCGAGTTTGGCAGGCCCGGAGTAACCGCCGTGCGAAAGTCGAAGACCACCCCAGGCGCGAAGTTCAGCGACGTATTCGCTACCCCTGTCACCCCCGCGCCGCTGATCTTGTAGGTTCCTGGACCGACGTAGAGATCCCCACCGTGGTTCAGGAACGCCTGAAACGCCGCCGTGTCGTCCGTCGTCCCGTCGCCCGTGGCGCCAAAGTCGGCCGCGCTGACGCCTGGGAATGCCTGGTCGCGGATGTTGTCGACGGTCCAGATCAGCGAGTCGTTTGCGTCCTTGAGCGTTGCCTTGTAGGCGCCAGACCAGAACACGGCTGCCTCGCCGCGCGAGTCCAGGATGATCGGGTTGGCGTTTGGGGTCGTGGCCCCGGCGTCAGCATAGGTGCGCTTCGGCGTGCTCGTACCGGCCGCATAGGTGTAGAGCTTCCCGCCGGCAAGGGGTGCCCCTGAGTTGCTGATGAAACTTTGTTTACCGGTCGGTAGAATCGTAGCCATAATGCAGATCCTGAAAAGAAAAAGCCCGCTTTCGGCGGGCTCTTGCGATGCATAAAGATGCGTGGATTGCGGCTATTCTCGCGCCGCTCTATTGGGAGTTTCTGCGCTGGCTGGCGCGGTCAGTGTGCAAGGCCCTGGACGAGTACCGACAGCGGCACGCTGGACCGGCCGAGACGGCTGGCCAGCGCGTTCTTCGCGTCCTCACCCACAAGTGGTGGGACTGACGGAGCCGGAGTCCTGCCGGCAAGCGAACTGCTTACCTGGATGTCTCTCGCCGTAGATTGCAGCGGCTTGACGACCAACTCTCGCAGATACGGCAGGTTAGCGCCCTTCGAGAGCAGGTTTGAAAGCTTTTCTGCCGTGTTCGAGCCGACTCCGGCCCTGGTGAAAGCCGGCGTTTCGGTTGCTGCGCTAGCCGCCTTAGATAGCGTTTTCAGGTTGGCAAACTCTTCCGGCGAGAACAGCACTCGCATTCGCTGATCACCAAGCGTGGCCATTGCCTTGCGTAGTTGCGCGCCAGAAAACACGCCGTCAGCACCCTTGCCAAGCGTCGCCCTATCGGTCAGCCATTCCACCGTTTGGCCACGCAGGTTGTTCCATGCCTGCGGGTCGGAAGACAGGGATTGCTTCAGCGCCTGCAGGTCGCTGGCGTTGCCGCGCAAAACGAACTTCCCGAAGAACTGATCGGGCGCCGCCCCGTCGAGAGCGGCTTTCAGGGAGGGGGTGTTTTCGATCTGCGCAAATCGCTGCCGGGCCATGCCGCGAGCTGAATCGAAAGCGGCTCTGGCAGCGTCGCCCATGGCGTCGGCAGCGGGAGCGTCGGCAAGCGCAGTACGCACCACTCCGATGGCCTTCTGTTCTGCCGGCATGGCCCCGCGCTGCGCAGCAGACAGAACGGTGTCAATTTGCGCGGCCACGTTGACATTAAGCGGCGTTTTCCCGGTTGCAACGTCGTTCAGGATGTTTTTCACCTGCTCCGGCAGGTAATGCCCAAGCATGCCGGCGTCCAGCGCGTCATTGGCTTGCTTGACGAAAGCGACGTGATCAAGAGCCACATATCGCCCCGCCTCGTTACGCGCAGCATCGTAGGCAGAATCTACCGCCGCCCGTTTACCAGCGTCCATCTTGAGCAGCGACGACAGCGCGGTGCCAGACGCTTCATGAGCGTCTGGCGAAACGCCGCCAGTAGCGCCCTTGATCTTTTCTGCCGCGCCGTAAAGCTGCTGGTTTTGTTGCACGAACCTCGCTTTCAGCCGGTCGCCGGCCCCTTCGATGTCTGCGGTGTTGCGCTCGAACGCCCACCGTTTCGGGTCCCTCGTCACCTGCGCCGCCGTAGGCCGCAGGTCGAATGCGAGCATCGCGGCCTTACGTTCGATATCATCGGCGGAAACGGCAGCCCCTGCTCGCAGCGTCGCCCGAACATCATCCGACAGCGCTGCCTGCGCCTCTGCAGAGAGCCTTGAGAAATCAATCCCTCTGGCGCCAAGCGTCTGCTGGATTGTCAGGTTCACCTGTGCGGGGCTAGAAGCGCCAGACAAAACCTGGCCAGCCCTGGTCGTTACCACGTTGCCCTTGTTCAGCAGGCCAGAACCGATGTCGACCATCTTGCTGAGCGCCACCGGAGCCGCAGATCCAAGCAATCCTCCAATCGCCGCCTGTCCTGTTTTCGCTGCTGGCGTGGCCTGGTCGGAGAACATCGAGGCCCCCGCCAGAGCGCCGCCCACGCCACCGGAAAGAGCCCTGGTGCCGAGCGTCGCCGAGTTGCCGCCGGGGATCAGAATGGCCGGAGAAGTCGCCGCGATATTGCCACCGATGCGCATCCAGTCAACACCTGGGTTCTGACTGCCGGTGTCTAGCTTTCGCGATGCCTCATACCTGTCATTCTCGGCCCTCACCTGATCGGTGTATGCCTGCGCCTCGCCTGGCCTGCCGGTGCCCATCAGCCATAATTGATTCAGCCCCTGGCCAACGTCCATCATACCCTTGCCGATGCGCGATAGTTTGTCGTTCACGCCCCCAGACAGCGGCACGCCGGTGTCGAAAGTGGTGTCGATGCCGATGGCTGCGGTGGGGTTTATCTTCAGCGTTGATCGGTCGCGCAGCGATGTGGGCGCCGGCTGGCTGGCGCCTGGCGCATCGTCCCATGTGATCGTAGGTGCCCTCCTTGGCGACTCTGCCGCCTGCGCGGTCCCGCTGATCGCAGTTGCTGCAGCATCGCCCATGCGCGCTAGAAAAGACGGCTGCGGCGCCGCCGCCATGTCTCGCGCCCGGTTCACTCGGTCTGCATACTGTTGCGCCTGTGGCGGCATTTCTTGCCCCTTAGCGCCTTTTCCGGTACGCATCCAGGCGTCGACATTGCCCGGCCCCCAGTTGTAAGCCAGCAGCGCAAGATTGCGGTCGCCGCCGAACTGGTCTTGCAACTGCGACAGGTATTTGCCGGCGGCTATCCGGCTCTGCCTCTCGTCTCTCGGATCGATGCCGAACTGCGCCGCCGTTTTGGGCATGAACTGATAGGCTCCGACTGCGCCAGCCGGGGAAACGGCGTTTGGGTTCCCGCCGCTCTCTACGCGGCGAACAGCGTCCAGGGTGCCGTCGTCGATTCCAGCCGGAGCACTCCATTCGATGGTGGCCATGGTCAGGGCCTCACGGTTCCGGTGCGGCCGGTCTTCGAGTCTTTGACGGTGATCGACCCATCTGCGTTGCGCGCCACAACCGGATATTTGGCGCCATCGACCTCCAGGAACGATCCGCCGTCATTCAGGCTCTTGACTTCCATACTGTTGTTTTGCGCGCCGCCCCAGCTTCCAGAAGCCCCCGATCCCTTTCGCGCCATAGGCGAGCCGCCTGGCGACGCCCCGCCCGCGTACCGCTCTTGAATCTGCCGGATGGTCTTGATCGCGTCGAGCTTCTGTTCGGCGGGGATGGTCGGGTCACCAAGGTTTCCTGCGGATGCCTTGTACATGGCCACATCACGATCCGACTGCGGCCCCTCCATCCTCGGCATTTGCATCATCAGCGCGCCTTCGAGCGCCTTTAGTTGGGCAATCGATCGACTGCCTTCAGTGGTCATCCCAAAGGTGCGCGCAACCAGATCATAGCCAGCACCAGAATAGCTCCCGGTCGCCTTTTTCAGCAGCGCTTCCGCGTCGTCCAGCATCGGCAGGATAGCCCCAGCCTTCTGCGCCTTCTCGGCCTGCGACCCTTTCGGCGGGGCCATTCCCTGAGGGGTGAACGCCCCCCCCGGAGCAACGGCGCCAGCGGCAGGTGGCGCGACCCATGCGCCGTCCTTCCACTCGGGCTTTGTGGCCGCGAATTGCTGCTCTGGAGTCATCTGCTTGGACAGCGCTCCGCCGCCGGCAACCGGCCCGACGGATCCCGCTCGCGGGTTGGTGTTATAAGGTACGATCTGGCCGCCGGTATCCTGCATCTGCACCTTTGGAGTGGTCGCCTCCAACTGGTCCTTTGCCGTCTGTACAGACATCAGCCCTTGATTGATCCACTGGCGCAGCCCGTTCGGATCGGCTGGCATCGTCTGCAGCGCCGTGGCGATGCCTTTCGGGTCGGCCATCTGCGCATCGACAAGCTGCCTGGCGACTGAAATCACGTCGGTCTGGTTCAGGTCTGGCTTCTGCGCCAGAGCAGACAGCGCGCCGTGCATGGCGCCGATCCGGGCTTTTGCCAAGTCAAACTGCTTTTGCTGCAGTTCAACGCCGTGCGTCTGGCCCTTCTGCAACTGGTCGAGCACGCCGCTGGCACTGTTCGGAGCCGCTTTGAAAAGCTCGGGCGTGATCCGGTCGATATTTGGTCGGCCGTCGTTAAAGTTCTCCTGATTCGAAAATACCGAGCGCAGAGCGTTGCTATCGGCCTGCTGCTGCCGATAGTTTTGCAGCGCCGCCTGTTGCATTTGCTGCTGCTGCATGGCGCCGTTCATCGACAGCATGGACGCGATAGGCTGCATCGACTCGGCCATGCTCGGCGCCTTGGCGCCAAGGGAGATTGCGGGATCTAGTGGCATCGTCTTATCCGTAGTTGGCCGGGTTGTCGAATCCGCTATACGAATTGCCGTATGGGCTACCGCCGCCGCTCGCCGTGTTGAACATCGGGAGCTTGCTCATCATGTACATGCTCGAAGCGTTGCCGATGCCGCCTCCGATGGCGTTGGCGCTGCCGACGTAACCGGATGCGCGCGCCGCTGCGCCGGAAAGAAGCGAGTTGTTCGCCGATGCGGTGCCGGACATCGTGTTGGATGCGATGTTGTTTGCCGTGTTGGCGCCCAACTGACTTACCTGGTTGGTTGCCGCCTGGCCAATGCCGGCCAGCGACGACAGGCGCCCGAAGCGGTTGCCTAGATCAGTCTGGTAGCGGTTGAAGGCGTTGTCGTAGGTCTGATTTGCAAGCCCGGTGTTGAAGCTGAGAAGGTCTTTCAGAGCGGCGCCGGATGCGTAGCGCCCTTTCGATGCGTTCGCCCGGTCAAGCGCAAGCTCCCCTTGCTTCCTGGTGAATTGGTATCCGGGGTCGGCCTGAAAGTCGGACGCGCCAAACTGGTGATTGAACGAGCCGAAGTCGCTGCCGCGCGGCGCCATGTCCTGCGACTGCCCCTGCATGGCGTCGATCTGCGCCTTGAGCGAGTCTAAGTTGGCCTTGGCTGCGTTGATCGCCGCCTGGTTGTATTGCCCGCCTCCGTATCCGCCCTGCCCTTGCTTCGCCTGTTGCGCCTGCTGTGCCATGATCAGGGTGAGGTAATCCCCGTCCCACCCGGCAGGCTGTGCCCCATAGGACGCAAGGGCAGACTGGTATGCGGGCGGAAGCTGCGAGCCGCCGCCGCCAGCGCTGCTGTTAAGGAGGTTGTTGTAGGTCGTCAGCGAGTCATTGTATTGCCGCTGCAGGGCCGGTAAATTGCTGGCAGCATTGGGGTTTGACGGCGTGTCGACACCAAGCAGTTGCGAGAGCTTCGACAATGCCCCGGTGCCGGCCGTGCGCCATGGCGACTGATCGGCGCGCGCCTGGTCGTACATGGATTGCTGCATGGCATTCGTTTCGCGCGTTGCCTGCAGTTGCGCCGCTGCCGCCTGGTTGGCTGCGTCTGCCTGCGTGCTGGCCGCATCCTTGGCCGCGCCGGATGACATGACGCCACCGAGCAGCGATCCGCCACCCATTACCGCCGTCGCAGCGTCCATGTACCCTGATGCTGCTCTTGCCCACCACTGGTTTAGCATGATGCCCCCTTGCTGTAATGCGTAACTCCATCGGACTGGCCGGTTTGGACAAACCCGAGCCGCCGAACAAACTCGTGCCCGCTCTTGTGGCTGTCCATGACGGCAGTAGTTACTTCGCCGTGCTGCTCGATCATTTCCTGCAGGCTTCTGAAAAGCGCCCGGCCAAGCCACTTCCCGCGCGCCTTTGGCATCACCGCGACGTGCAGTTCAGTACCGCGCCGCATGATCGCCCCGACTTCCTCGCCACTGACCACGACCGGGATAAACTCAAAGCCGGCCATCGCCCGATCGAAATCCTCGAACGACATCCCGAAAAGCCGGCCCTCGATGACATCGAAGACGATCCGGCGAACGTCTGGCACTAGTTGATCTCGCGACCGCTCGCCCGGATGGTGATCGATGTCGCCGCGCCGGCAATCGTCGAGATGAACCCGCTGGCGTCCAGCACGTGCCCGACGACCTCGGGGAACGTGTATGTCTCGCCGGCCGCCAGGCTCTTGGTCTTCACGATCAGGTTCTGGTTTCCGGCGGTGTCGGCTGCCGTGACCAAGTTCACCGACAGCGTGACCGCGCCGGCGCTCGTGTTGGTCGCGGTGAATTTGTCGATGATCGTCCGCGTCGATGCCGATACGGTGTATTGCGTGGTCTGCGATGACTCGGCCTGCTTGGCCGCGATCAGGGTCTTGGCGGTGATGCTCATAGCGTCAGTCCTTGTTGCATGTCGTTGATCTGCGTGCGTAGTAGCGCGATTTCTTCGGCCATCGCGGCCATACGGGTTTCAATTTCCGTGTCGAGCGACTGCACGTAGGACGTTGGCGCCAGCATCCAGTCATCTGGCGGAATCGGCGCCGCGCTTTGGGCGGCCTGCCCGCTGCTGTCTGCGAGCGAGAACAGCAGCGCCTTCAGTTCCTCGATGCCTGCGTCTTCCGGCAGGCTTTCCGATAGCTCGTTGTTGGTCGCCGCTATCGGTCCGCCAACGCGGTTGTAGATTGACGTGGCCCACTTTTTCCACGCCTGCGTCATCATCCCCGCGCTGTCGACCACCGGGATCCTGATCGGCGCCGGAGACATCGCAGAGCGGGCGCCGGCAGAGTCGACAACCGCCGCCGGGTTGTCGGTCCTGATGATGATCGGCTGGTAGCCGGTCAGAACAGCATGCCCGGTTAGCGGGAAAATGGTTCCCGGAGAGGTCTGTACTACGGTCGGCTGCTTGCCGCTGGCGACAAGGTGTCCTGTTGCCGCCGCTATCGTCTGGTTGGCTGTCCTCGTGACAGTCGGCTGGTAGCCCGTCAGCAGCGCATGGCCAGCCGCAGGATTGACGACGTTACCTGACGACTGGCTTACGGTCGGCTGGTAGCCCGTCGCAACAAGATGACCTGAGCTTGCGCCAACGGTGTGATGGTCAGTGCTTGATACGGTCGGCTGGTAGCCAGTGGCTACAACGTGTCCGACAGCAGGCGCTACTGCATGGTTGTCTGTCTGTGTGACTGTCGGCTGGTAGCCGGTTGCGACCACATGGCCGGTGCTTGGGTTGACGGTATTCCCGCCAGCAACAGCTTCAACATACAAGCAAGCGATGACCCCGCCGCCGCCGCCCGTGCTGCCGACCTTGGCCCGAAGAATCGTGGTCGAGAATGTCTTTGTGACCGGGTTATTGTTCGCCGGCCAGTTTGCGGCCGTGTGCTCTGCGTCTGTGGCGTCCCTGTACCTGGCCGCAGCCGTGGTCGATGTCGACGCGAGAACGCCAAGCGATGTCGTTGTGTCGAATAGCTCGACCTTGATGCCAGCAGAGTAGGAGTAATCCCCCGCCGCAAGCCGTACCGTGTAGTCGCCTGTCGCCGGCAGGTCAATGCGGTACGTCGTTACTGTTGTGCCGGTCGTCCGGTGGATGCCGGCCAAACGGGCATCAGGTGATGTGCTTCTGTTTCTGCTGTCGCTGCTGGTTTCCCATCCGACGTTATTACCCTGCGCAGTCGTGCGCGGGTAATTCGCAGCAATTCCTATCTCATAGGTGTGGTCTGCCGGGTCGGTGACGTAGCCGGACGTGGCCCGGAAGTCGATGCCTTGCGGGAAAGACATGGCGCGCGGTTACTCGGGCCAGAGGCTCGGCGGCACGTCAATCGTCGCCAGGATCTGGTTGCAGACGGTGATGATCTTGGAATAGGTGCTTTTGTCGGCAGGGCCGAGCCCTTTGGCCACCGCGTTGAATGGCGTCATCAGGTCGTTGAACTCGGCACCGGTGCCGCCGATCGTCGTCCACAGGTCGGCGACGACCGACCACACGGCGCCATTCGCCTGCAGCGTGCCAAGCCAGCCAAGTCGTTCCTGATATGCTGCGGCGGCTGAATTCATCTGGGATTCGAGCGTTGCGCGGGGAATGCTTTGCGCCTGCGCGGCGGCTTTCCATGTCGTAGCGTTCGCCCGGAAATCGAACTGCAAGCCGTTTAGGTTGCGCTCGATCTGCAGCAGCAGCTTCAGCGCCTGCAGTCGCGTGTATGGCACAGCCATTATTTCTCCCCCCCGGCAGGCCAGAAGCACAGTACCTCTCCAGGCTTCCCGCCAGACTCAAGAAGCACGAACGTGTGCTGACAACAAGCCGGAATAACCAGCCGATACCCACGCGAATCGGGCACGTCGAACCCCTTACTGGAGACAAGGAAACTTTCTTGCCTGCCATCCTGGGCGACGGTCGAGCACTGAAATACGCCGTGCGTTACCAGCGCCACGTTGGCATAGCTGTGAACGTGCAGCGGGATGCAGCCGCCTACAGCATCGACCATGTTCGACCGAAACTGGATGCCGCACTCTTCCCACATCGCCCAATGGCGCCCATTGAGCAGATCGCTGTCCATCAGGGTGCTCATCTGCGCCCTTAGACCAGATCGAACCACCCGCCTGACGGGCAGGTCAGCGTCAGCGTGTTGCCTACCGTCGTCGCCGGGATATCGGCTGGCGTCGAGTCGCCGACGAAATATCCGACCAGTGGGTTTGTCATCCCCCACATCGAGCCAGACACGTAGAGCACGGCGTAGCGGAAAGCGGGGATGCTTCCTCCCGATGCCGTCTTGCTCGGGCTTGCCGATGAGAACTTGAACCCGCCAGAAATGGCAGTGGCCGCCAGCGACGCCAGCGTTTCGCCGCCTGCCGTCCAGCCGTTGCCGGACACCTCGTTGGCTGAAACGTCGGCCCAAACGCTGTGCCCCGAAGTCGACACGTCTGGCGTATAGGACGACGACACCAGCGCCGCCTTGACGGTCGCGCCGGTCAAGTCGTTTATGCGTAGGTCGTCCTTGTTCTTGGAATAGATGGTGAAAGTGCCTGCTGCCATGTGATGAAGTCCTCAGTTTTTGCCGATTGTTACGGTTGCCGATGCGCCCAATATGGCGACTTTTACCGGGTCGGTGATGGTCAGCCTGAACACCCTGTCACGGCTCTTGCCGAGCCTGCTCCAGATCGCCCTGTTTCGGTATTGTCCGGTCTTTCCCATCGGCGACCAGCGCTCGCTGCTCCACACGTGGCCGCCGTCGTCGGACCACTGCAGCATCGCTTGCGGGTCCGATCCCTGTCCGGAGTCAATGCCCGTTCCGGGCTCTAGGTCGATCTGCAAAGACGACCAAAACATCCAGTTGTAATCCGGGTTGCTGGCGTGCGGGGAGGTGCGGATCCTGTGGATCGCGTCGCCGTTGTCGGTGTAGGTGTCCAGGTCGAACGCGTAAATCTTGCCGTTCTGCCAGTCGCCGACCAGCGGGCGGCCGGCGAACGAAGCGAAGCAGCAGGCGCGGTGCCGGTGCGCGATGCCGTCTGCGTCGTGCCATGCGCGCTCGTGCCAAAGCCCGGTTGCTACGTCATAAACCCATGTCCGGTTGGCAGTCGGGAGTGTCAGCACGTAGAACGGATGGCCGGCCTGCTGGTAGGCGAAAGCCTGCGCGTCGTCGATGCGCGCGTACGTGGAAATCTGGTGCTCGATGGCGTGCGTAGAAATGCGCAGCGGGGTGTATCCGTTCGCCCGCCAGATGGTTCCCTGCCCTCGCTCGTCCTTGCCCATCCAGTAGATGCTGTTGTCGATCTTGGCGACCGACGACGGGGCAGAGCACCCAACCTCCATAAACGCGCCCTCGATGCGCGAGAACGGGAAGTTGACGTCGCCAGAGTTGAACCATACTTCGGTCGTCGCCTCGCCGAATAGCCACAGCTCGCGGTGATCGGCGATGAGTGAAACAAGGTTGTCTGGCCAGCCCTCGGCAGAGGCGTAATCGGCGCCTGGCAGAACGGTAGAGTTGATCGAGGACAGGAAGAATTGCCCGGTTCCCGGACGCAGGAAGATGAAGTAGCCGTCGATGAATGTCACCCTGCTGGCCGTCGCGCCAAGCGAGACGACCTGACTACCAACTGACAGCGATAGCGACCAAGCATAGCCGTCAGCGAGCGCCGCCGTGCTTCCGTTATCAACGATCGACACCGGCCCGGATCCAGTGCCAAGCTGTCCGGCAGCCGTCGCAGTGCCGTTGGCATCGATCAGGAATACGCTGCTGCCCTGGACGGCAATCAGCAGGTTGTTGGTCGTTCTGTAAAGCGCCCGGATGCCGCCGGCGGCGCCCATGGTGGCCCACAGCGCAAGCCCTGGCGTGCCGACCAGCATCGACACGCTTTTGGCCGTTGGCGCGCCAATCGGAGGCTGCGCGGGCGCCAGCTCAGGGTACAGGTTGACGCAGCGCTGCGCGTCGAAGTTGGCGCTGCGGGATTCGTAAGCTGCGCCGACGAACGGGATTTGCATGCTCAGTACCCGCCAATGAAGCCGGCAAGCCCGGTTCCTGCGCCTCCGACCAGCGCCGGATCGAACCGCGATACCGGGCGCTGCGCATTGGCTGTCTTGATCGCTCCGATTTCGTCGCCTGCGATCTTCACAACTGCGGGGCTTGGCTCTATGCCGTACTCCGGCGCCAGCTCAACAGCGAGGCAATAGCGCATCGCCTTGGCGTAACCCGGAGGATAGTTGATGGTCTGCGCCAATGAGGACAGCGTCGCGAACTGCAGATTGACCGATAGCGTAAGAGGGATGGCCAGCGATGGCGACGGCCAAATCCAGACCGTGCCGAGCGGGAAAGCTGGCACGTAGTAAACCGCATTTGGGATGGGGGCAGCGAAGCTTTTAAGCTCGATAGAATTCCATTCTTCCGTCGTCAGAACGCGCAGCGGGAAATCAACCCCGCTGGACGTGACGAACGCGCCATTGATGCTGATCGGCCGGTCGACGTTGAAGGCGCCGCCGGTTCCGATGGTGTAGCTCTGCGTCCCGCCAACGAGGCTTAGCGCGCTGTTGACCTTTTGATAGGCCAGCAGGTTGCGCAACGCCCACGACGAAATCATATCGTTGAGCGTTGCTAGTGCGTCATTTGCCTCGTCGGCGGTTGGCGTTTCCCCGGACGCTATGGCACCGATCAAGCGCATTGACGACGTGATCAGGTCGAGCGCCGTTGTCATTTGTTATGCCTGCGGAGTCAGAAGTCCGCTAACGCTCAGTTGCGCCCAATCGATCGCCACTGCGGCCGTTGCAGCGGCGTTGACGACGAAAGTCACCTGCCCGGCAGCGGGGACGATGCGGGTTATATACAGAGCCGTCGCATCCGCACTGGAGTTTGACAGGTACGCGGCGAACCGCGACTCTGCCGTAAAAGCCGGGTTGCTAACGACCACCGACGTACCTGCCGCAGCGATGCCGGCACGTCCTTGCGTCTTCGATGTCGTCACAGCTCCCGCCGTGACTGGTCCAGCAGAAGTGGACGCAAGCCCTTGCGCAATCAGCGCCGCCTCTTCCTGCGTCGACAGTTGGACGATGGTTCCGGCCGCGTAACCGGCGTAACTTTTGGCAAGCAAAATCATGTTGTAGCTCCTTGATGATCAGAAATGCGAATCAGGTCGCGTACTTGACGGACAGCTCGGGATAGGTCGCAGCCCACCCGAAAAGCACGTCCAGGCGCATGATGCTGTTGTCGTTCACTCCGTCGTAGAACTCGGTTACCTTGACCGTCAGCCCCTGGTCCGACACCTGCTTGACATCGATGACGCCCTTGCCGCCAGGTGGCGACCACATCGGCACCATGGCCAGCGTAAATGCGTCCTTATGGAACGCGACGTTGGTCGAGTATGCGCCCGAGGCTGTGCCGAAAATGGTGAAGTTCGCCGCCGTGGTGGCGTTGCTGACGTTCTGGAAAGCGCCAGTAGGAGTCAGAGCGGGGCTGATCGGAAGCGCTGTAGCGCCGCCTGCCAGGTCGGCCGTAATGACGAACTGCGCCAGCACGCCGGTCGATACCCGCGACTGCGGATTAACCGCATAGACGCCTGGGAACTGCACGATGGTGCCGCGCGTGATCGGGTTTGCCAGTGCGCCGCAGGCAATCGAAGCGCCAGAAAGTCCGGCAGAGCACGCCGTACCTGTGACGGCTTGAGCGCCGTTGGTGTGAACGTCGACGTTCTGGTCCATCGCGTAGGTCAAGCCGAGCGAGTCAACCACCATGCCAGAACCGAACTGCTTTGATAGCCTGTCCTGACTGTTGAACATGCCAGCGAAGCCCTGGACGATAGCGCCGTTTAGAGCCGGGTTCATGACCAGTCCGCGCTGCTTGTCGCGGGGAGCGCCCATTTCGTCAAGACGCTGATTGGCGCCGGTAATGGCGGCCATGGCCAGAGCCTGCGTTGTCGGCAGCGTGCCGGGAGTGCCGATGCAGTTATAGGTCGAATAGTGCGCGAGCTGCAGCCCTTGCCGGTCGATCTCGTTGCACACAGCGGCAACGGCAGCTTGCAGCTTACTCTCCATTTGCTGAATGCTGACGGTGCGCTCCAGCGAAGTGAAATTCAGATCGCATCCGCCCTGGGAGAGCGTCAGCGGAACGGTCGTTTCGACGGTCGATTGCGGGGCGGCAACACGGCCGGCACGATACGTGTAGCGCGGCGGGCGCTTGATGTTGATCGTTTGGCCCGGCGAATAGCCGCGCGACTGGTTGCCCGTGAACTCGTCCTGCCAGTCACGATTGACCATGCCGGAAAACGACAGCATGTTTTCGAGGATCGCCAATGCTTCCTTGGCGACGATGCTACAGGTGATAAGCGTATTGCTCATTTTTCAAAATTTCCTTGTAAATGCGAGTTGATTACCGAGCCCAACGGGCGCCCTGTTTGGCGCGCATGGCCCTGTACTGCGCCATGCTCATGTCTGCTGGATCGGCGGAATTGGTAACTCCCCCACGGATTGGCGTAATCGGCTCCGGGGCGTTGCTGACGGGCTTGACAACTGGCG